ACTTAATTCTGACATTCCTGTTAATGCTGTTGCGTTTAAACCATCGTCTGTACCATTAAAGAAAGCAAAGTTAGTCAAATAGTGTGTAGTCTCAACTCCCTCTTCTTCTTCTACGCCTGAATATGCAGGGTGGTCTGTTTCTATACTTAAATTAGAAGTATTAGTTGGTACTGAGGTACTTGCACTCGCTAGACTAGAAACAGTTTGTGCTGTGCCATAACTTGAATCAGAGCCTGTGTAAGTAGCATATAGAGTATCGTCAATATATAACTCAGTAAATCTTGCAACTTGTCCCTCACACATAGCTATAACTACATATAAGAATTCATTATCAGATGAAGTTGCTAACCAAACTAAATTGCCACCAACTCTACGAGTTCCATAAATTAAAGGTAACGCATCTTCTGATGATCTTTTATTAATTAAAATACCATCATTTGATATACTTGCATCAAATTCAGGCATCTCAGGTGCAAACCAAGAAACAACTTCTTCTACAACATCGCCTACTACGTCTACGACTGTATCTACGACATCTGTTACACCATCAATAACATCATCAATAACATCTTTTATAAAACCCATTTAAACTCCATTAGCAAAAATATTTCCTATTCTTCTAAACCCTAGCTTTTCATATAATTCAGATTTTCTGTCTAAATCTTTTGCATCTAAAGTTCCTACCATACAAGGCATTAATTTTTTATTAGCAATATCATTAAAACCTTTAATCAATGAACTTGCGTTTTGATAACTGCGATGATCTTTATGTATATAAAAAAAAGCATCACCTAAATATTCATTATGCGAAAACCACCATCTTCTTATTTGTCCACCTATACTACCAACTATTTCTTTATCGTTTTTTAATAATAAACATAATTTATTAGCAACAATAGGTTTTATAAATCGTGCCATTAAATACTTATCATAAGGCGGATATATAGTGTCCGCTTCTTCGTGCATATTAAGAAGCAATTTAATTAATAAAGTAATATCGCTATCAGTAGCGTATGTAACATTATACATTATTGTTGATCGTTAGTTTTACCCCATTCAATATCACTAATAATAGCGGTAGTGAATTCAAAGAACTTATCGCCATTAAATAATATTTGCTGTGAATTATCATTTGTTCTTCTACCTCGCTTCATTTCAAAATTAGACCAGTGATTAGCAATTTTAATTGTTAATTTACTACTAGTTGTAGTTTCATTAACTGAATAGCCTGATATATAACCAACAAAATAAGTATAAGGATTAGCAACCAATGCACCAGCATCTGTTAAATAAGCACGATATATAGTTACAGGCTGATGAATATGATTGTTATTTAAAAATAAACTTAAAAATGCTTGATTAACTGCTGTGATAGTAAAATCAACTTCAGATGTATTTAAGCTACTACTTTCAGTTATACTTGGTACACCTAATACATCTCCATTAGCTGTATAAGTGTTGCTGTCATATTCAATATCAAAATAACCAGTAGTACGATAATAAGTAGTTCCGCCAATGCTAAACTTAATTAAATGTATTTGATCTAAATGATCTGTAGATAATTCAGTCTGTAAAGTTGAATGTAAACCTCTACTCATAATACTTCAATTAAATCCATTTCAAATCTATAAAAGGCGTCTCTAGCTAATTGTATTTCTTGAATATCATTTTTCAATGCTACTGTAAATGGAACGCTATCATAAGTTACTGCTTCGTTATTAGCTAATGCAGTGGTCAATGGTGGCTCTATCGTTACAGTTGCCGCATTACTTGATGATGTTACATCACTTATAACCATATAAACTTTATCGTGTGAAGCAAACTTAATATAGTCTCCTGCTTTAAATCTTCCTGCACCATCAGCATCAAAAGCGTCCATAGCTATTGTGGTGTCAGCAACAGCGTGTACTCCGTTTACTAATACTGATCCTGTTTCTGTACCTAGTGAATCATCAAATAATGGTGGTGTGTAAGTAAATGCTTCTTTACGACCTCTTTGTGCTGTTATAAACGCAAAGATAGGTGCAAAACTTGCTCTAGTCATTGGTGGAAAAGCTACTCTTAGTCCCCAGCGTTGATTTTGTAATTGTCTTGCTTGTCTGCGACCACTAATAGATGTTGAGACTAATGTTGTCTGATTGTTTGAAATAATAACACTTGAAGCAATTGGACTTGTAGGAAATGCACCACTCATACTAGAGCCGCCTTGCCTTTAGTGTTTAATGCTGAATTTACCATATTTATAATTTGTCCTCTTCTGCTGTCTAATAAACTTGCAAAGCCTGTAGCATCTACAGTATTAATATTGAATGTAACATTAGTTGATCCACCTAATGCATCGTTAGGAACTATAGTGCCTGATTGGTCAGGTACAAATACTTCAGCACCTCTTTCACCAACAATAGATGGTCTATTTATAGGTGGTCTACCACCATCTGCAAATCCTAACATACCACCAAGAAAACCACCAACAGCACCGCCTAGTGAGCCGCCAAGAGCAGTACCAACTACTGTTCCTAAACTTGAACCAATACCACCACTGCCACCACCATTACTTAACTGGTTTTGTTGCGCTAATGATTTATTGGTTTCTTTAACACTAGAGTTAAAAGCAAATTGAGAGGCTGTAGCTAAACCTAATCCTGCTGATAATCTTACAAATCCACTAGTCGCTTTTTCTGTTGTACCAAATATTTCTTCTAATTTCTTTTTTAAAAATTCTAAGGTTTTATCTAAAAATACCACAGCAATAACAGTTTGCAGTATTTGTGAAATAACAAAGACTAAAATATCTTGTGCTAATACTTTTAATGTTTGTCCAAAGCTCTTACCTTTTACAATAGCTTCAGCTACACCATCTGAAAATTTTACTAATGCTTTTTCAGCACCATCTAAGCCTTTAATTAATTTTTCACCTAATTGCTCTCTTAATGATTTAATTTCTTGCGTACCAACTGCATAAACTGAGTTCATTCGAGCTTGTTCTCTTATAGTTGCTCTTACTTCATTATGATATGCTTTTTCAGTTTTAATTAAAGCAGATAACTGATCTTCCAGTTTCTTTATTTCTACCCTTAAATCACCAGCTTTTCTTTTATTCTTCTTCTTTGAAACATCTAATTTACTATATTCATCTCGTAGTCTTGCAAGTTCTTTTTCTAAACCCTTAGTTGTGTGTAATTGTTTTTTGTTAGCATCAGATAAATCATCAATGTTACCTTTGAATTTTTTTAATTGCGTATTAAGGAAAGCAAATGAAGCGGCAAATGCGGCAATACTTGCAAATATAATATTAGCTTTAGTTGCGGCATTAAAACCTCGCATTGCAATAGACATTATACCTATTGATTTTGCAATTCCCATAAATACTGAAGTAACTTTTAAAGCAACAATACCAGCAAATCCTGTTAATAATAAATTAACATTATCTTTTAAGAAAACTATACCATTAGATAATTTTACAACTGCTGTTGCAAGTAAGCTACCTATGGTATTGGCAACTGATTCTAAAACCTTAACATTTGATTCAAAAAATTTATTAAGATCACCTACTGCGTTTTTTAAAGCTGTGAAAAATCTTTGGTTAATATCTGTTTTAAACTTGAATAGTTTATCACCAAGCATTGAAACAGTACCCTCAAAGGTATTTGCTAAATCATTAGTAGCTTGTGCAAATCTACCATTACCACTAAAAGCACTTTCAAATGCTTGTACAGTTTGTTCAATAGATACTTTTGCACCCTGTTGAAAACCTAATAAACTTCTTACACCTTTTTCTCTAAATATATCTGCCGCCGCAATACCACCACTAAAGGCTCTTTGAATTTGACTAGCAGTAGTTTGAAAATCTAAACCTGTAACAGCCGCAACATTACCTGTTATTTCTAAGATACGAGTTAAATCTTCAGCGTCTTTTGCCACAACTGCAAGATTACCTGAAGCCATAGATATTTCTTCAAGGCTAAATGGTACTTTACTTGCAAACTTAGCTAAATTATCAAATGCTTTATTTCCCTCTTTTACAGTGCCAAATAAAAACTTAAATCTAACTTTTAAACTCTCAACTTCTTTACCTGTTTGAACTAAACTCTTAACAACTAATCCAGCACCTAAACCTAAGAACGCATTTCTTAAATTAAAAACTGAACTTTTTAATCCATCTAAACTTTTGCGAGATTGTGCAATAGCCGCTTTAGTCTTATCTCTAGCTATAATATCTATTTTAACTTGTTTAGTCATTTATCTCCTACGAATATTGGATTGGTTTTTTGCTTTGTTCATTTCGATTCGTTCTTTCTTAGCTTTGTCATCTAAGTAAGCAATCCACATTAAAAATTCTTCATAAGTCATTTTCATAACTTCAAATAAAGGTATTTTTAAGTAATCTGCTAGATCGAAATATGATAGTAATTCTTTGTCGTCAGCTATTTTTTTTTAGCTTCGTCATATGATGGCATTGTCATACAATCCCCAGCAACTCGTGCTACGACATCGGGATCTGCTTTTTTCATTAAAGCAAATTTATCTTCAAGAGTAAAATGTTGTTTACCCTCGCCATCTTTTGCTAACCATATAAGAGCATATGCTAACGCTTCAA